TTCCTTTAGTTTATTGAGATTAATTTTACTTTGACGTTCCCCAACTACTCCTATTTCTCCTTTCAAAGATTGATCATTCTTTTCAAGACCATTGAGTTTAATATTAATTTCTTCTTTAAGTGTATCTATCTTATGATTAAACTTATTTAATTTCTCAGAATATTCTTCAGATAATAAATTTAAATTATTATCTATTGCTTCTGACAAAGAAGCAGCAAAAGAACTAGAAACACTATCAGTTTGTTTCTTTAATTCTTCTACCTTAATAGGAGTTTCACCCTTTATTTTTTCTCCAAATAATTCACCAGGTTTCTTTAATGCCCCTTCTCTCTGCAATTCTTCTACTTTAACAGGAGTTTCAACCTTTATTTTTTCTTCAAATAGTTCATCAGGTTTCTTTAATGCCACTTCTCTATTCTATTATAAAGTCGATACTAGTGAGCTATTTATCCCCTTCCCAAACTATATTTCCAGAAATAGAAACTCTTTCTTCATCACATTCATAAAAAGGATATACTTGATGCCAAAGAGTTGCAGGAAACATTACTATTGTACCTTCACTTTCACTACTCATCTTATATCTGTAAGTACGAAAAGTTCCACATGCATCTACATATACAAATTCAAAATCTGAAGCACACGCATTATTTGAATGTTTAGCAAAAGGTAAATTATGTTGATCTTTCCATTCAGTAGGAATTTTCATCCAAATAACAAATGATATTGCACCAGCATGATTATGTAATGGATTAACTTCAGTTTTTTTCTGATAATTAACCCAAAAACTTTCTAACGTTAATTTATACTTGCCAGGTCTTTTCTTATGATTCCATCTAAATCCATGATAAGCATCAATATATTTCTTTAATACCGGAGATAAAAATTCAAGAAAATAATTATCAATATCATCTAAAAATAATGAAGAACTAATATTTCCAGCTAACTCTTTATTTGCATTTGATTTTGCATTCCCAACAAATTCCCATAATTTTTCTATAACATCTTCAGGTAATTTAGCCTCATATATTGGTATATTGGGTAAAGTAAAACTCCTCCAACTACAATTAATTGTCATAATTTAATTTTTCTTATTTTCAATCTCCAAATCAGATAACGCATTACTTATCATCTCATCTATTGGAGTACGATTTTGTGCTGCTTTCCAATCTCTCATTCCCTGTATTACTGAACCAGTATCCCACTTCTGTGGTTCTCTAGTATCCCATACAGTAACTTTTGAATTATAATAATCTGGTGCTTCTGTTATATTATCCTCCTCTGGTTCGGTAAACGCAACAGGTTTCTCAAGTAGGAAACCATCATGAGGTGGGCATACAAATTCACTACCATCTGCAGGAGGACTACATGCTTCTGCCCTTGGTGCAAATGCTCCTGCACCTATAAAAGCAATCGCTATAGTTCCTAACACACCAAGAGCAGCAACTACCTTTTCGTTAGCACGTACTCTCTCTGTGAGTTCTTTTTGTTTTTCAATTAGCGCATCAACTTTAGTATGAAGCACAGCAATGTGTGCATCAACCGTTAGATCCTTCAATGTTTTGTCGCTCATCTTTCATTTCAAGGTAGGCTAGTCTCATTATATAGTAGATACTCCATGATACACCACCAATCAAAATACCGATCATAATGTTAACACTTTGTACTACTTCTTGCATTAGTTACATCTCCTATTGTAATCTTTATAGTTCATAACGGAGGATATTCTCTCTGCAACTCTTCTTTAGTTCTTTCAACAGCAAACTCATCACATAGTCTTGATACTTGTTTTCGATCAAGACCAGCAAGATGACGACAGTTATCTAAACATTTATAGATACACTCCCTATCAGTAATAGGTGGTTTAACTGTAAATCCATGTTTATCCACATATTCACCTTCCCCAACACCTGCCTCTAAATGAGACAGGTCTTGTCTTTCAGAAGGATTAGTATAACTATGAGACATGTATTACACCTTTCATACCAGCACCTGCATGAGGTTCGCACTGAATTTCATAATCCCCTGGTTCATCAAAGGTGATAGTAAAACTTTCACCACCTACAAATGAAAGATCTGAATGTGAAAGTTCTGGATGGTCTGTTACTACCATGTTGTGAGGTGGTAGATCTCCGTTAGTGAAAGTGACTGACTCACCTGCAGCAATACTAAGTTCATTAGGAGCAAATACCAGATTCCCATCGGAACCCATTGTAATTTCCGCAGCATATGCAAATTGTGGCATAAAAAGTACAAGCGATGCTATAAGCATCACCCAAAAAGTTTGTATAAAAGTTTTCATAATATCGCACTAAATATCGAATCTTCATTCATTATAGCATCAATCTTATTCGGATGGGAATGTAAATATGGAACGTCTTGTACTGCCTGATTTCTTGCTGAAAAAGCATCCTCCGCATATTCACAAATGCTTTGATGATGCTGTGTACTATCTAAGTACTGAACTGTATAATGAGACACGATTGAATAGCCGTGGGCTCGCATAAATTTCAGTAAATATTTAGTTTACTTATAGGTAATATTAACTATTTTTATCAGTGAGTCCTGACTCAGTTATGGCCTCAACAATAACTTGCTTCAATTCTCTTCTTCTCTTCTTACCAAGACCAAGAGAAGAATCAATTCTAACCTTCACATAATACAATCCTATTATAACTACAAGGAATGGTATAGCGTCTGCCCATGATATAGCATTATATGCTTCAGCAGCATCGGACAATACAGAAAAAATCATAAAAGAATTGCTCCAATAATAAATCCTTTAGCGAATGAAATACAAACTATTTGATAGTCTGTAAGATTAAATTTATCTTGAAACTTCTTAATAAGTTTCTTATCCCATTCAACTACTTTGTCGAATGCTTTTTGTGCTTTGTCTGGTAAGCCCATTACTCTTCCTTATTGGCAGTACTAATATCTATATCATCACAATCTTTCGACATATCTTTTGCCATTGTGCCACCAATCTCAGCACCTTGATTCATACCAATCATTGCCATAGCACCACCAAGTACCCATCCAACAACAGGAATAGAAGTAATACTTGTATTAGCAACTACAGCAGTACCAAGTCCACCACCTACAAGTCTTCCTGTAGACTCTCCACTACCTTGTGCTTTAATACATGCTATTTGTTTAGCACTTAATCCACCTGAATCACTACTACCATTTAAATGAATAGCACCCTCTGCCATATATTGTTTTTCTATATTAACCTTCTTCTTACCTAATCCTAAGAATCCACCAGGACGTTCCATTGTTTCTAGAGTTGCCATGACTTTAGGATCATGTGCTCTATAGTTTATAAGATATCCATCTGGTCCTGCCTTAACAGTATAAGCAGTGTATTCACCAATCGGTAAATTTAATTTTGGGAACTTAGTAGATTGAGATATCATCACAATCATACCAACATGGGACAACCCTAAGATTGTCCCTAAACTAATTCCTATCCACTTATTCATAATATAAACTCCGATTTATGCAGTTGGGGGTTTCTGTGGAGGACCAGGATTAATAACCAATGGTGCTTGCTCTAATCTAATTGTTTGAGCAGGTGCAGACTGAGTTGCTCTCTCAATCAACATCTCCATATCTTTTTTAGATATAGAACCATTAGGACCACTACCACCACCCTTCTCCATCTTCATAGTACCATCACCCTTCTTGGATGCTGTCTGAATCCCAAAGCTTGCCAAAACCCCAGTAAAAACTGAGGCTATGAAAGTCGGATCAATTTTCTGTTGTGGTACTCCAGGTATGGCCACATAATTTAATGTCAATATTCCACCACTCCAAACCAAGACTCCGATACGGACCATGGTACTGATGATAGCAGCCTGTTCCTCTGCATCTGGTAGTATAGCAGCTTTTGCTTTAGCAAGAAGACCTTTCTTTTTTTCTTCTTTATGCTCTTCAAGTTCTTCTTTTACTTCTTCAGACATTAAACTAAAAGTAACTGTCTACTATATAGACATCATTTAAAGAGAAGGAAGTCCAACAGAAGCTTGTGGTGTAGCAGCAGGATTAGTTACCGGAGAAAGATCATTAGCACCAGTAGGAAGTGAATCTGTCGCACCACCTAGTCCACCACCCAGGTCTCCTAGGTCACCTAGTACTGATTCTATTGCTTTTTCTTTGATGTCTTCTACGATTGCTGTCCTATTAACGTAAACGTAACCCACACTGCCAACAAGGGCAAGAGATACAACAGCAGACGACACAGCAAGTACATTAATTATTTTTTGCATTTTTGTTTTTACAAGTGAGTCTATTTAGTATTATTATAATACGTTTCGTAATATTTGACAAGCCCTGATGTTGTTTTAAATTTTCTTACCCAATCATCAGCACATTCATATATCGATCTCATCCTATCAGTTTCACCAAATTTTTTAAGAAGAATACCTAAAGTTTCTTTTCTTAATTTTAATTCCTCTTCAGTCATTAAGATCTTCTAGCTCCCCATTTATATATTCTAATGAACAGATGTCTTGATACTCATCTGCAGGATCTAACCACTCCTTAAATTCTCTTTCTATAGAAAAAGCATCCTCCAATAATTCCGGATCCATTTCTTCAGTAAGGATAGATATCCTATCAATTACCCAATCCGATGTGTGTCTAAGACTTTGTTCCAAAGTTTGCATAATCCTTTCGCATGTATCTTCCTA